AGGGTCATGCGGTGCATGCTTACCTTGATAAGCTGACCAATCGTGAGATGGAATTTATTGAACTGGATAACATTCAATGAACAAACAAGACCTAATAGATAAGCACAGAGAAATCAATGTTGATGGTGACTGGTGGTATGAGTCTGTCTATGAATGGTTCGAGGAAGAGTGTAAGGCTAGAGGTGTATATGTGGCTACCACAAGACGGTATATCCCTCAGCGATACGGTGGTCTAGAATCTACTAGAACTGTGATGAAACTAGATATCTCATGGTCAGGCTTTTGGTCACAAGGTGATGGTGCTGCATTTGCAGGGGGTATCGATTGTGTAGGTAAAGCATTAGCCCCCTTTGGTGATGACTATCCAATCTTGCAAAAGTATATTGAAGAAGTTGGAGGATACTTTAGTTTTGATTGGGGGATTGGTCGAGGCAACAACATCCAGTTTAATAATGTAAATTATGAGCGCATGTCATCATATTTAGATGACCACCCACTAGCTGAGATATGGGACGATGAGTTAGAGAAAGAGATGGACAAGGCTGAGTGTGTATTCCGAGACCTAGCTGATGACTTATGCTCACTGTTATACCAATCCTTGCGTGATGAGTATGATGCACTAACAACAGATGAAGCAGTATGGGAAGCAATTCTAGCAAACAATTTAGATGAGGAGATTGAAGATGAGCAACGAAGCAAACTTAGTAATGAAGAACTTTTACAAAATGCCTAAGCCTGATGCCAAGCATATGAAAGACCGCATGAAGAAGGTAGCAGCAGTCATCGAGTCAATGGGTGACAAGTATTGTTTAGCTATCCAAGTGGAGAAGAAGAATGGATGATAAAGATTTGTTAGCAATGGTAGCGATGCTAGGGTTAGTTATGCACGATGGGTATACAGGTCGTGATGTAGCAAACAGAGCCTACAATATTGCAGAAGCTATGATGCATGAACGAGAGGAACGCGACAATGATGTTGAGTGATGAAGAAGTGATTAAGCGTGTTGAGGCGATATGGGCTACGAACCCATACCCTACGCGTAATCTCATGCGTAAAAAGATCGGGTGCTCAGAGCAACGCTTCGAGGCATTAGCAGCACGAGGTCTAATCAAATACCCTGCTCGTGTGCCTAAGGGCAAGTGTCATCTATTCAGCAATCAGAATAAATGGCGAGCATTCAAGTTGAAAGGTAGTCCTAAGAGGAGAGAGGTATGAGCACGGCTAAAGAAAAGGATAGGGTTAACTACACGCTGAAGCCCGCCTATAGCGGTGGGTGGGAAGTAACAATTTACACAGCACAAAAGTTTAAGTCAGCAGCAGAAGGTTTGGAAGCAATCAGAAGTATGTATCTGCTAGAAGACCCTGACGAAGTAGAGGCATCCATTGAAGTGAAAGGTAATGTAGCCTTAGACAGACTATTCAAATTGACGGAGGAATAATAATGAGTATCAGCATATCATCAAGCGCAGTATTGATTGACCTAAACATATCAGTATGGACAGCGCGTAAGCTAGACAAGAACGTGTCGAAAGAAATCGACATTAACAAACGCACCACAACTAAAGCAGGTAACTACAACAAACATATCCTAGCTGGGTCAGACCAGTTAGATGCAATCACTAAGCTAGCAGGGGAAGTGAGGGAGTGGCATGCTCGTCAGACATTGCCGTGGTCAGACACAGGCACACGCTTGTTACCGATGGAGAACTTCTTTGCATACAAAGACCAACTGCGTATCTATGAAGACGAGTTTGAGTCACGTGTAAACAAGTTTATCAATGAGTATCCTAACATCATTACGGTCATGGCTTATCGCCTTGGACAGTTGTTTGACCGCTCGGAATACCCCGACGCTTCAAAAATTGCGTCTAAGTTCAAAATGCGCTACACTATTATGCCTGTGCCTGAAGTAAACGACTTCCGCATAGATGTTGAAGAAGCGATTCGAGATGAGATGCGTAAGGAGTATGAGCAAGCGTATGAGTCACGTGTTGAGACAGCTATGCAAGATGCGTGGGCAAGACTACATGGGACACTTGAGCATATGGTTGACCGCTTGAGTGGTGAGGACAAAAAGATTTTCCGTAACAGTTTGATTGAGAACGCACTAGAACTAACTAGCCTACTCACTAAACTGAACGTCACCAAAGACCCTAAGTTAGAGCAAGCACGTCAGGCACTAGAGCAATCGTTAGTCGGTGTAACTCCCGATGAGTTACGGACAAGCGTAGGTGCACGTGAAGAAGTGTTAGCACGTGTTACAGAAATCATGGAGATGATATGAGGAAGATTGTTGAGTTTATGCTCACCCGTATGGACACACACCCTGAGGAGTTTCTAGAGTCTAAGAAGCAAGGGGTAAAACATAACTGGATGGGCTACTACAAAAGTATTAAAAAGTTTTTGAGTGAGGAAGAAAACAAAGCGATATGGGGCAAGCTATCTGAGATTAACTTAGATGAGACGATGAGCCATATCACTCAGAAGCTACTTGAACCTGAGGATGAAGAACTTTCAGAGTCTACATTTGATGCAGCTATTAGGTCTATTAAACAAGGCTACATCACTCAAGGGCAAGCTACACCATCTAAAATTATGATAAGTACAACACAGTTAGAGATGCTTAAAATGCAGGTAGAGAAGCAAAAAGCGGATATGAAGCATCACATGGACACCTATCGTTACAGTATGGAGGGCAGATATGAAAGTAGTAAGGATAACGGATGAGGACACGAAGCTCACGAAGAAACAACGTCAGCAGGTTGCCATACTGAAACTTATAGACAACGGTAAGTATGTAGAGAACGTAGGCATCAAGGACAATGAGTTCTATTTGTTAGTCGAGACCGAGCAGGATGATGTGTATCTCGAGTTCAAAACAACAGGCATCAGACCTAAACCTGCGCGTAAGTCTAATGGTGAAATCGATGAGAGCCTAGTGCGTATGGTGATGATTCTCATGACGGAAGATGAGATTAACAAAAAGAAAGCCCTACTAAAAAATCATGTAGGGAAGGAGTGGGGTAAATGGTAGCCAAGAAAGTAACAGAGAAGTGGGTGAAAGCCCAAGTAGTTAAGATGTTGAAGGATTTAGATGCCTACTACTTTTATCCTGTAGCGAGTGGCTACATGCGAACAGGTGTGCCTGATATTGTGGTGTGCTTCAAGAGCCACTTTCTAGGGCTAGAGTGCAAGGCTAACGGTAACAAGACAACAGAAATCCAAGACCGCAACCTCGTTGCTATCAAGAAGAACGGTGGTATAGCGATGGTGATTGACGAGAACAACCTTGATGAACTGAAGGAGTATCTATATGGCATGGTATAGCAGTATATTAAACGCCGCAGCTAATCCAGCTGCACAACAAGCGCTTTCAACAGCAGGGACAACAGGAGCGAGTATGGCATCACTTCAAGGAGGGACAGGAACAATAACATTAGCTACAGGCACAGCGGGTCAACCTCATTGGCAAACTAGTGTATCTTATGACCCCATATCAGGTATCACCGCCTATGCTAAGATGATTGGTTGGGCAGTTGATCACGTGTATCTGCCTAATGGGGTAGACTCTAACGACCCAAAAGTAGCGATACTAAAGCTAACAAATATCAATGAAGTTATCAAAGATGTAGGTGTGCGTGTATCTAACGAGCACTACTACGTCATGCGAGACCCTAACGCAAGTGAGTAGATATACATTTGGGTGGAGTGACCCAAGAGGAACATTTGGAGGAGGAGATATGGCAGTTGCTGGGCCGTGGGGTGGCGCACCTTACATATCGCATGAGATCTTGCAAAAGGTAGGTACGCTTAGAGATTACTGTGTGATGGTAGGGTGGGAGTTAGAAGAGGTGCATTTAGGTAAAGATGACGTGATTGAGGATGACAAAATAGGTGTGCTTAAAATTGCCCCAGTTGGGGAAGTAGTTCCCGACTTTGGCATTAGAGTATCGGAAGAAGAGTTCTATGTCATACGCCAACCTAAATTCTGATTACCCATTTACCCACCTTGTGTTAATAGATGGTGAACCACTTAAAAAGTTTCGTTCATTGAAGGAAGCTAAGTGGTTTACATCTAACAAAGAAGGTGCTACGATAGAAAAACTAGCTGTTCCTGTAAAGAAAAGCATATTTGAACTGTGTGAAGAGGCACCCTTTTAATGACAATATTTCAGTTATCGTTTATATCAGGGGTGATGGTGGGCGTAGAGTTCAGGTTCATGGAAGCTAAAGCGCCCTTCCACTATTCTCTAGTGGTAGATTTGTTTATTATTAGGATGGTGTTACAGAAACTAAAACATGTCAGATGATGCAGATAAAACGCAAGATCGAATAGAACTTGAAGACGCTATTAGGCGCAAATATACAGCAGCAACATCAGCCCCTATAAAAGGGACAGGGTTTTGTTTAAATTGTGGTGAGGCTATCCGCAGAGATTGGCGGTGGTGTGACCAGTATTGCCGAGACGATTACGAGCAACGGCAAAGGTAGTATCAACTAGGAGAGAGGAAATGGACTTAACAGTCCCTTGTGTGGTCAAAGACCCCAACGCAAAAACTGCCATCGTATATAAAGTTGGCAGGAAATTCATATACACAATTCCCATGAAGTCAGGCAAGTTAACTATCACGAAGTTAACGGAGTCTGACTTTGTCAAAAAGAAGTACGTAGTCATGGATACTCCAGTAAGTGCAGCATTGGTCACTTACCTGCGTCATGCAGGTGGTCATACCGAGTCTGCTAAGCAGGCATTGCAATCTTTGATCGACATGGGTATACTATAGACTAGTAAAACATACTAGGAATCTAAGATGAGCAAAAAGCAAACAGTTAAATCCTTTTGGAATCGAGTGGATAAACGTGGACCTAATGACTGTTGGGAATGGTTAGGCGCTAGAAATAACACAGGTTATGGAACGGTAGCTTGGCATGGAAAAGTATACACAGCGCACAGATTAGCAGCATTTTTAGAGGGGTTAGTAGATGGAGCCTTAGCCCCAAAACTTAAGTCAGATAAAAGCCATGTGCTTCATAAGTGTGATAACAGGGCGTGCTGTAACCCTAAGCACTTCTTTTTAGGTTCATATTCTGACAATCAGTTAGACGCATATAGAAAAAGACGTAGGTCTCAACCAAAGGGTGAAGCTCATGCAAATGCTAAACTTACCCAAGAACAAGCAATTGAAATACGTAGACGCTACTCAGCAGGAGAGTTGCAAATACCGTTAGCAAAAGAATTTAAAGTTAGCCAACGAGCCATAAGCTTGATAGTACGAGGAGAGACATATAAATGAGCATAATAACTATAGATATGGAGACGTTTTACAGTAAAGATTATGGACTCAAAAAATATACGACGGAAAATTACATCCGTAATGACCAGTTCGAGGTTATCGGCGTCGCAGTTAAAGAAGCTGAACAAGATACGCAATGGTTCTCGGGTACCTTCGAGGAAACCAAAGCGTTCTTACTCACTTATGACTGGGAAAACTCTCTTGCGCTGGGTCATAACATGCGCTTTGATGCTGCTATCCTTAGCTGGATATTTGGTATTCATCCTAAAGGACTACTTGACACCATGAGTATGGGGCAGGCGTTACATGGACTAACACAGTCCGTGTCGCTTGCTAACCTATCAGAACTTTATGGCATTGGACAAAAAGGAACGGAGGTACTAGATGCGCTTGGTAAGCATCGCACTGATTTTCATCCTAATGACTTGGCACAATACGGCGAATACTGTAAGAACGATGTTGAACTCACATACAAGCTATTCAAACTCATGCTGCCACGAGTACCCAAATCAGAACTAAAGCTGATTGATTTGACCATGCGGATGTTTACCGAACCTAAGCTTGAATTAAATAAGGGTTTGTTGCTACGTCATTTACATGAAGTACGCACTAAGAAGGAACAACTACTTGCAGATGCAGGAGTTGAGAAGGATGACCTGATGAGTAACCCCAAGTTTGCGGAGTTACTTAAAGCCCACGGTGTTGAACCGCCGATGAAGATAAGCCACACAACAGGGAAGGAGACCTATGCGTTCGCAAAGACTGATGAAGAGTTTAAAGCGTTGCTCGAGCATGAGAACCCCGATATACAAATCCTCACGGCGGCTCGTCTTGGCAACAAGTCTACGCTCGAAGAATCACGCACGGAACAGTTCATTAACATCGCTAATCGAGGACTGCTACCCGTTCCGCTCAAGTATGCTGGAGCAGTTGTGTCGCACAGATGGAGCGGTGTCGACGGAATTAATTTACAAAACCTACCAAGAACTTCAGAACTACGCAAAGCCATCACAGCACCCCGCGGGTATAAATTGGTTGCCGCCGACTTGAGTAATATTGAGTTACGGCTTGCGTATTGGTTTGCGGGTTCACAAGATAAGATTGATCAAATCCGAAACGGTGTTGACCTATACAAACAATCAGCTGCCGAGATTACCAATATACCTTATGACGAAGTTGACAAAGACTTACGCTTTATCTTTAAGGTAGTTAACTTATCAGGTATCTACGGTGTTGGCGCTGCCAAGATGCACTCAATCCTTAAACAAGGTGGTGTGGACAAAGACATTAACGAAGTGAAACGAATTGTATATGCGTACCGCGATGCTAACCCTGAGTTAATCAGAGCATGGGCTGACGCAGGTACAATGCTTGAGTCTGTGCGTGATAGCAAGAACTATGTCATGGGTAATGGCGGTATCATTAGAAGCGCCGCCAAAGAGGGGATGATCAAACCCAATGGGATGATGCTTGGACTACCTAACCTACGCAAGATACGTACAGATGACGGCAAGGAGTCATGGGTCTATGACAAGATTATGGGTAGAAGTCTTATCCCTGAATATATTCACCCATCTAAAACTTTCCAACGCTGTATACAATCACTTGCTCGTGATATAATAGCAGAACAGTTAATTGCAGTAGCATCGAAGTATCCTGTTGTAATGACTGTGCATGACGAACTAGTGATGTTAGTAGCCGAAGCGGACGTAGATGAAAGTGTCAAATATATTAGACATTGTATGACTACTGCACCTGCATGGTGTGCTGACTTACCGCTAGACTGTGAAGTAGGTGTAGGTGATAACTATGGAGAAGCGAAATAATGAGTGATGGTATGACTGAGATGGGTAGAGAAGATGCGCTGCTTAAACAGGAAGGTGGCAGCCATTACAAGAATATGAAGATTCAACCAGTTGAGTTTATTACAGCTAATGAACTTGGCTTTTTGGAGGGTAACGTGGTGAAGTACATCTGCCGACACCACGCTAAAAACGGAGCAGAAGATATTCGCAAGGCTATGCATTATTGCGAGTTATTGTTAGCAACTAAATACGGAGAGAAATAATATGAGTTGGATTATCTTAGGCGTACTTGCCGCAATTGGTTTAAATGTAGTTATGTTTTTGAACGATAAGTTTTCACCTAGTATCCTGATTGCATCATTAGCATTAGGTGTTTTAGGTGGTACTGCTTTGGGGTCGTTTACAATTATCTCAGCAGGTCATCAAGGTGTGCAAGTAACGTTAGGCGAAGTAAATATGAACACATTGGGTGAAGGCTTTCACTTTGTAAACCCTATGTCGAATGTTAGTAGTGTTGATGTGCGTGTAGTTAAAGCAGACTTGAAGAACGCTAACGCTAGTACTCGAGATATGCAGTCCGTTCATACGGATATTGTAGTTAACTATCGTTTAGATGGTGCTAAAGTAGCCCATGTGTATAAAGAGTTTGGTCTGGAACTTGAGGACAAAATCCTTTTACCTGCTACTAACGAAGCTTTCAAAGCTGTTACTGCAAAATACGACTCTGAAGAATTGATTACTAAGCGTTCAGAAGTGTCTAATGCTATTCATGAAACTATCCAAGACAAGGTAGCTAAGTACGGTTTGATTATTAACGAGACAAGCCTTGTTAACTTTGGTTTCTCTGCACAGTACGAAGCAGCGATTGAGCAAAAGGTTATTGCTACACAGCAAAAACTTAAAGCTGAACAAGACCTAGAGCGTATCAAGGTTGAGTCAGATCAACGTATTGCTAAAGCTAAAGGTGAAGCAGAAGCTATCCGTATCCAAGCCCAAGCTATTCAGCAACAAGGTGGTAAGGAGTATGTTGAACTTAAACGTATTGAGAAATGGAACGGTGAACTACCAAGCCATGTGTTAGGTAATGCAGTACCAATGTTTAATATGAAGGACTAGGTTTACGGGGTGGCTATATCTGCACACAGACCGAGTGAGTATTCGGGATAGTTGCCCCACCCAATTAAGGAGCATTAAATGAGCGAAGAAGTTAAAGAACTAACCAATGAAGAACTACGCAAAGCCTTAACAGCGATGCATCA